TCAAGTGCTCGTTTGCCGGTGGCTGAAGCCAAACCTCCAACGATACCTTTGGATTGATATTCTTGTTTTAGAATGTTTGCTAGTCTACTGCTCTTATCTGCCATTTATCGCCTCTGCGCTTGCGCTTGTTTTAATTTTTCGTTTTCTTGTTCCAAATATTGCATCAACATATTCACATAGATGATTCTTTCCCAAGGCACCATATTCTCTAACTCTGTCAAACTGTATTTGTGGTGTTGCATCAATGCAAAATTCGTTTGGAAATGATTAGTTAGATTCTCATAACCAAACGTTAGCCGAAAAAATTTTGGATTCCTTCCAGTTCAATTTTCTCCTGATAGCCACATTTAACACAATTAAAGTCTAGTTGTTTTTTCAACTTTGGCATAGAACTGAAAAAGTCTTTCAACTTCTCCAAGTCTTTTGTCTGCATACTTTCCACAAAATCAATTAGTTCTTCTTCTTTAGCATCCTTGGCATAATAAACATTATCTTTATCGTAAATGAAGTCAATACACTTGACGGTCATTTTAATAATAGAATCAACTTCCTGATTTGCGTCAAATTCTTTCAACAAATCAAAAGTTGGATATTTCATTGTGACACCCATGGTATCTGTAATTTGTATCGTCTTGTCAATCTTGACAGATTCTGGAGTAATCTCATTCAGATTCAAATCAATCTCAACGATATGGTTACACTTCTTTTCTTCTTCATCATCCAACTTAGGAAGAATGTTGTTACACTTATAACGCAAATTTACAACTTCACCAACAGAAACTGCACGAAGTTTCAGAAACAAATATTCAATGTCAAACAAAGGAAGTTCTTCAACATTAATTCCTTTTGTCATAATACAGTTATTCAAAACCTGTTTGATTGTATCAATAACAGTATCGACTTCCTCACTCTCGTTTGCCATGAGGAATAACTTTTCCTCTTTGACTGTGAATGCTCTATACTTAACTGTTTTTCCTGTCGAAATCAATTTCGTGCTATAGACTGGCACATCAATTTTCGGTAAAGACATAATAACTCCAAATAATTATAATAAAACTCTGGTGGCAATATTGCCAACTTTTTGTGTAATCGCTTGGTCGATTTGATTGATTGGTTTGAGTAATCTTTCACCAAGTGATCCACCAATTTTCTCTGCCACTTGGTCAGCGATATTGATTCTGCTATCGTAGATAGTTCTAAATCTTTGATATGTAAACTGGACAGAAACACGATGGAATCCATCTTCCGACCAACTCAATGGTTGTGCCGAGATTCCTATTGGATACGCATCAATCATTTCCACAGCGTAGATTTGTTTTACAAAATCATCATACTGCAAAACTTGAATGTTTGTCATGTATCTTGTTGTGTCATCTTTAGCGAATCTTAAATTGTTTGTATCTGTTGGCATAATGGATTCGATCCATCTGTCAAACAATTTACGCTCATAAAAATCATTCGTACACACGAATGTTAGTGTTGTCTCGTTGTACTGTGTTTGGTATGGAACTTTATATGTTGGTCCATATACTTTAGCATCAGCAGTAACTAATGTTTTTCCTGGTAGTTCAGAAGACTCACATTGCAGTCCTAGATATCTCGATAGTGTAGGATTAGCAGTTCTAGATTGTGCATCTTTTCGCTCAGTTGCAAATATGTCTTGCAACTCAGCCGTAATTGTTGCTGGCAAGTTTGTTAGTTTTTCAAAGATAGATTGACCAACAAAACTATTGATATATGTTGGAATAGGCAATACTACCTGAAAGCGACTTGGTTTTGCCAAGCCACCTTTGGCTTTGATGTTTGATAAGAATTGATTTGGTTGAAATGCCATTTAGAATTTTTTCCTAGAGTCCGCCCAGACTTTACTTGTGCTTGCTTTCTCAAATTGTTCAACAGGAAGCAAAGCGGCAATATCCCATTCATCAGCAAAAATTTCCACGAAACGAGATTGCACATGAGAACCAAGATAACGCTTGATACATGGTGTTGCTTCATACGCTTTTGAGAATGCAGTCAGCAATTGATAGTTCAATCTCAACTTGGTATTGATATCAAAACGAGTATCTGAGGCATGTTCACTCAGTTTATCTAAAAGAATGATGCGTTGCTTTGGGTGAATGTAATGTAGATTCAGCCCTAAAAAACCGTCTGGGTATGGTTGAATTGGTATGACCAACGGGAACCTGTCGTAATATGGCAACTCATCCTTCAACTTAGGGTCATAGTAGAAAAAATACATATGACCAACAAAACTGGAGTTTGTCTGTCTCAACTTATCTTGCATCAGTTTCTGAGGTGTTGGTTTCAGTTCGCCAACTTTTAAGCGCAACCAATCTCTTGCCTGACGAGTGCGGGCATCATAACCAGCCTTAGCCAGTTGTTCGTTAATTCTGTCCATTAGATAAGCCATGCTCTATTTATTACCTTTTTTAATCATAAGATTGCCATAATATAATGTTTTTACCGACACAAACTGTTATAAGTAGGCTGTTGGGTTCTTCAGATTAATCCTAATTCTTTCTCAGTAATGATTTGAAACTTCCAGCCATGAGTGTGGCAGAACTCATCAGCCGCTTTCCATTTCATTTGATTCACAGCGTAAGTGGCTACTTCCTGTAAGAACTTCTTAGTTGTTCTTTTCTTTTGCACTGGTTTCTGTGTCTGAGCAAAAGGTTTCACTTCAATCATGTGTGTCATAACAGTACCATCTTTTCGTTGAACTTTAATGATAAAGTCGGGAAAGTATCTATGCATTCTATCATCGACAGGTGAGTAATACGGCACAGACATTTCTTCAGATGACCACCAGATTACTGCTGGATTGTCATCAAAGTATTTCATGCAACGCAATTCCCAGGATGAACGAAAAACTATGTTCTCCGCATTCCCGTTGTATTTTGCTGGATTCTTGGGTTTGAACCAGCCTTTGTAACTATTCTTTCCATATGACATATAAATATGTAGTCAACCTATAGGAACAAAATGGCTTTATTCACACTATCCGATATCAAATTTAAGGTACCAAAAGAGGCAAAAAGAAGTTCGTCACTTTTGGCTGGTGGAAAATATGAAAATAATATTTTTCGTTATCCTTTAGACATAGGTAATTATGACAAAGGCCACTATGTTCTAATTCACATCAATGAACAAGTCCATACACAATACAAGAGTGATTTGACTGCTGATGATCCTACGATTATTGCTAACAGAAAACGATTTGTTACTCCAACAACCAGTGGAAATTTAGGAACAATACAATCGGGTCTAAAAGAAGGTGCCGAAATTGCCAAAAAGAATGGTTATAGTTTCGACATGGATTTGAGTAAATTGGGTGCTTTTGGTGATGTTGCAGATGCTGCCCTTGAAAGTGGTGGTCAATTATTGTCTAATGCTGGAAACATCAATGGTGTCAGAACAATTCGTAGAACTACAGACACAATTGCATTGTATATGCCAGACACTTTGGCATTCACACATCAACAATCATACAGCGATATTGCTTTAGGTGGTGGATTACCAGCGGCTGCTCTTTCTGCTGGTGCATCGGCGGTTCAGACTTTAAGGAGTGGACAATCTGGTGTTGATATGGCCAAGGCATTCGCTAAAAACTTAACACCATATTTGGCTAATGTTGCTTTGAACAAACTAGGTCCAACAGGACAATATCTGTTTGCCGCAGGTGCAGGCATGGTACAGAATCCTATGTTGGAATTGTTGTATTCATCACCAGCATTCAGAACCTTCAGATTAGACTTCGTTCTATATCCACGCTCACAAAAAGAAGCGAAAGAAGTTATGGGTATCATTAACAGATTGAAATTTCACCAAGCACCTGAGATTAGAAAAGAGTTCAACGGATTCTTCTTGGTACCACCATCAGAATTTGATATTAAGTTCATGTATAATGGTGCGGCTAATCCAAACTTGCCTGAGATTTCAACTTGCGTTTTAGAAAGCATAGACTTAGACTATGCACCAAATGGATTTGCAGCCTACGAAGTGCCGGGACAATCAGCATCAACCACTGGAGGCACAGGAACTCCTGTTGCTATTCGTTTAGGGTTACAATTCAAAGAAACAGAAATTATGACAAAAGACAATTTCGCAAGTGGTTACAGTGGCGCACCAACCAAC